AATGTTCCCGGCATTCGGACTGGGAAATCGTGGAGGTCTACGTAGACCAAGGCATCACCGGAACACAAGCACAGAAGCGGCCAGAGTTTTTGCGCATGATGGAAGATGCTCAGAAGGGCAAATTTGACCTAATCATTACTCGCGAAGTGAGTCGCTTTGCACGAAATACAGTTGATACGCTGTCCTACACACGGGAGTTGAAAGCACGTGGGGTGGACGTATTTTTCATCAACGATGGTATCAACACGGCGACCAACGATGGCGAACTTCGGCTGACGATCATGTCTTCTATGGCACAAGATGAGAGTCGCAAAATTTCAGAGCGCGTGAAGGCTGGGCAGAAAATCAGCCGGGAGAAGCACGTTTTATATGGCAGCGGAAACATCTTAGGATACCGCAGGGAGAACGGAACCTATGTTCCTGACCCTGACCAAGCTGAAACGGTAAGACTGATTTTCCAAATGTATTCTACCGGGGAAAATGGGTTGGTTAAAATCGTAAACGAATTATACCGCCTTGGCCGATTGGATGCAGGCGGCCATGTTTCGTGGGACGCTTCCAAGGTGAGCAGAGTTCTACATAATGCAACCTATAAAGGGTGCATCTGTTACAATAAATCCCACAGCGACGGATATTTGACGCAGAAACGTGTTAAAAATCTGGACGAGAGCAGCTACATCTATGTGAAAGGCGACTTTGAGCCTTTGGTATCAGAAGAAATGTGGGATAGATGTCAGCAAATTTTGGCATCGAAATCAACACGGGTAATAGATGAAAATGGAAAAAAGCACAAGTATATGAGAAATACACCAAAGTCAGTCTGGACGGCAAAACTGCGGTGCAGCTGTGGCGCAGGATTTATCCAGTTCAAGTGGCGTGTAAATCGGGATGGTGCAGTAGTTCATGGATTTCAGTGTTATCGCCGTACCCGTAGGCCAAGCATCAGCTATTTGCAGGAGCATGGCTTGGACTTGGGAATTAGCTGCCAAATCAGAGCAATCTGTGAGTGGAAGCTGGACTTGATGGCAGCAAAGGTATTTGAACATCTCACCTTTGACAAGGGCAAAACAGTCAAAGAGGTCTATAAAATTTTGAACCGCTGCATGGCAGAAGAAAAGACTGTCCGCATTTCCAGAAAGGCGATGCTGGAAAACAGCATCGCCAGACAGAGGGAGCGTCTGGATAAGTACATAGACCTGTGTGCAGACGGAATCATCACAAAACAGGAATTGGCAGAGCGGCGGAAGGGATTGGATGCGCAGATTGCAGAATTGCAATCTCAATATGAGAATGTGGAACAGGAGGATGAGCGCAGTGGAACCCTTGATATGAATTTAATTGCGCAGAAGTTGGATGAGTGGCAGAAGGCATCTAGAAATGATGTTAACCGGGAGCTTATCAATAGCTGTGTGGCGCAGATCACGTCGCTGACGAACGAGGAGTATCGCTGGGTGCTTGATTTCCAACTGACAGAAGTGCAGAGTCGAAATAGTGCTACTTGTACGTTGGATGGCTTTATGGAGATGGCTCGTTTTAGGATTTCTTTTGAAGAAGCTAAGGCTTTTAAGGCTTCCCGGAATCAGGGAATTCGTAAAAATGAGTGGCATGACCTCACGGTAGCCGTGGGTATCCGCACAAAAACTTGACCGTAAAGTACTGTGCCAGCTGTGCCGGATGTGTCAGAATTTTTGAGAAACCTTTATTATATATTATATATTATCTATTATCCCTATCGCTTTATCTAAGAGAGAAAATAGAGTAGAAGGGATAAAAATAAAGAAATATATAGAGAGTTTCATAAAAACCTGACACATTTGACACACCTGACACAAGACAAAGCGTATCTGAAAAAATTACAGTTATATATTATCTTTGTAGAAAGACCTGTGAGCAGTTTGATTCTGTCCACAGGTCTTTACTTTTTGCTTGAAAAATGGAGGAAAAACAATGGCTGATATTATGGTAAAGATTCTGATGAAGGGTGCAAAAGCAATCGGGAAAACTGCTGTAATACTCATTATTTGGATCGCCCATAAACTCGAAAACAAGTAATCACATTAAAATTTTAGGAGGTAGTAGTTATGTCTGCAAATGTTGAAACCATGTTCTCTGTCCGTGAAACCCCTTGGCACGGTCTTGGCCGCATCGTGATGGATGCCCCTGCAAGCCGTGAAGCCTTGGAGCTGGCTGGTCTGGATTGGCAGGTGGAAAGCCGCAACATCTATTCCGGCACGGGTGCTATGATCCCCGGCTATCGTGCCAATGTCCGCAGCACGGATGAAGCTGTTCTGGGCGTGGTGTCTGACCGCTACCGCATTGTGCAGAACGAAGAAGCGTTCCAGTTCACGGATGACCTGCTGGGTGAGGGTGTTACTTACGAAACTGCCGGTTCCTTGCAGGGCGGCAAGAAAGTCTGGATGCTGGCGAAGCTGCCGGAGAAATACATCATCGCCGGAGACGAAGTGACCCCATATCTTGTGTTCTTCAACAGTCACGATGGCAGTTCTGGTGTCAAGGTCGCTATGACCCCTGTTCGTGTTGTCTGCCAGAACACCCTGAATCTGGCTCTGGGCACGGCAAAGCGCATCTGGACTGCTCGCCACACCGAAAATGTTCTGCTCCGGGTGCAGGATGCCCGTGAGACCTTACAGCTTGCCAACAGCTACATGGGGGAGCTGGGCAAAGGTATCCATGAGCTGACCACCATCAAGCTGTCTGACCGCAAGGTGCAGGAGTTCATCAATGAGTTCTTTCCTGTCACCGAAGATCTGACCGATGGCCAGCGGAAGAACAACCTGCGCTTGCAGGAAGACTTGAAGGCTCGCTACTACAATGCACCTGATCTGGAATGGGTTGGCAAGAACGGCTGGCGGTTCGTGAACGCTGTTTCGGATTTTGCTACCCATGCAGACCCTATCCGTAAAACTCGCAACTACAACGAAAATCTGTTCCTGCGCACCGCAGAGGGCAACCCCATGATCGACAAGGCTTACAAGATGGTGCTGGCAGCAGCATAAAGGAGGACGTATGAACGATGTGAGCAACCGGGCTGTCCGGGAATTTTCTGAGTTCCTGAACATCATCGAAGCCGATTTTCCAAAGCCTACTTGCACCACGGCATACGAGATCACGATGAAAAGCACCATTGTCAGTGCTTTAATCACGCTGGACATCGAAAAACAGATGGACGAGCGTTTCTGGAACCATCTCCGGGTGCAGCGAAACATTCTGGATTTCCTGTATGCCCTGTGGCTGGATGATGACCGCACTTTGGTGGACGAGTTTTCCACTATTATGAAGGACTTGGTGGAATACGATTTTGAAATCACCGATAAAAATATGAAGCAGGAGTTGAATATTGCATGAAACGATTGATTTCCACAATAAATCTGTCCAAAGAAGAGTGGCTGCGCTATCGAAAGTGTGGTATCACTGGCACGGATGCTGGGGCCATTTTGGGCCTGAATCCGTACCGCTCTGCATTTCAGGTGTATCACGATAAAATCAGCGATACCATTGAAAATATCGACAGCGAAGCTATGCGGCAGGGCCGGGACTTGGAAGAGTATGTGGCACAGCGATTCACCGAAGCCACTGGGCTAAAAGTTCGCAGAGCCAATGCTATCTACCAGAACGAGGAACATCCGCTTCTTCTGGCGGATTTTGACCGCCTGATCGTTGGACAGAAAGCAGGATTGGAATGCAAGACGGTTTCACCGTTCTCTGCGGATAAGTGGGCAGATGGTAAAATTCCTGCACACTACATGGCGCAGGTCAATCATTATCTGGCCGTCAGTGGTTTCGACTGCTGGTATATTGCTGCTCTGATTTTCGGAAAAGAGCTGGTAATTCATAAAATTATCAGTGATAAGGCTGTTTTGGATAATCTCATTGCCGAAGAAGAGCATTTTTGGAAGTACAATGTGATGCCTGAGATTGCGCCTACACCTACCGGAAGCGAGGGAGATACACAGCAAATCAACCAGATGTATTTTGACGATGATAAAAGCAAAACGGCTGATTTGAATGCAGTTCGTGACCTGCTGGACAAACGACAGTCTCTTTCTGACCAAATCGAACAGCTGGAGCAGGAAAAGACTGCGATTGAACAGCAAGTGAAGCTGGAAATGCAGGATGCCGCCTACGGTACAGCTCCCGGCTATAAGGTGTCGTGGGTGTCCTCTGAAAGTAAGCGTGTGGATTCCCAGCGGTTGAAGAAAGAACAGCCGGACATTTTTAATCGGTACAGTAAAAATGTGAGCAGTCGCAGATTTACTATCATTCATGCGGCATAAGTTTTGGATATGGCGGCAGGAAAGTAATTTCCTGCCGTCTTTTTTATGGGAGGTTTATTATGGCTACTGAAAATCCGTTCGTAAAATTATTTAGCATCGACTTCAAAGACCATGTGGAAGTCAAAAAGTCTGGAAATACTGAACTGAAATATGTGAGCTGGGCGTATGCTTGGGCAGAGGTGAAGAAGCTGTATCCTTCTGCCAGCTATGAGGTCAAAAAGTTCAACGGTTTGCCCTATGTCTATGATCCTATCACCGGATTCATGGTCTATACATCCGTTACCATTGAGGGCGTTTCGCATGAGATGTGGCTGCCTGTACTGGATGGCGCAAACAAGGCCATGAAAGCTGTGCCTTACACCTACACCACCCCGAAATGGGAATATAACCAGCAGACGCG